TGGGGATTATCGTTAGATGCACCAAACAAAACTCGACGGGTTTCTGCGCTGCCGGTATAAGTAAGCGTTCCATTTACCGTAATGTTGGCAGAAAGATTAAACCCAGATATTGTCGCCGAAGATCTGTCGTTAATGGTCAAATTATTAAATGTTGCGCCATTTCTTAGCGAAACATATGTAGCATTGCTGCCAAACGTCATATCGTAGTATGTAATCCCCCCCAAGTTTGGGAACAAACTACCCGATCCCGACAGTAAAATGGTAGAGGTTCCTGCTGTAAATGTAAGTCCTGTAGTTGAATTAAGATCCCATGATCTTCCGGTATTCAACGCCGTAAATGTAGATGATCCAAGCTCAATCGTTTTTGCAGATGCACCAGAAGTAGTCAGCCCGCCAGTAGTGATGTTATAATTTGCGGTCTTCAGTGTCCCCGCTGAAAAAGAAATTCTTTGGTTTGCTCCCGAGCTAGAGTCGGAAGTTGTCAATGCGCTACCCAGCGTCCACTCCCCGCCGACTCCATTAAACTCAGTAAAGATGTTCGTCCCACGAGTCAACGTCACGCCATTCGTCGTGATTGTGTGCCCTGTTGTCGTAGCGGCGAAGGTGACATTACCCGCAAAAGTCCGCGTCAGGTTCGTGGCGGGGAAGTACAAAGACCCGTAGATCGACCACGCAGCCGTCCCCGCCAGCGTCATCGTCTGGTCGAGCGTCGTCACCGTCACGCCATCCCCGATGATGACGTCAGCGCACACCGCGCCCGTGCCGATGGTCACCGTGAACGGCGCACCGCTGTCGCTGTTGCCGTCGAAGTAGGCGTTGTCCGCCGAGGTGGGCGCAGAAGCTCCACCGGCCCCGCCAGAGGTCGTGGCCCAGTTCGTCGTCGTGGAAGCATCCCAAGTGCCCGAGCCGCCCACCCAGTAACGATCAGCCATGACTCACTCTCCTTCGACAGTCGGTTCTTGCGCAACGATCGGGTCCAGAATCGGCTGGCCCAGGGTGTTGGTGACGAGGTTGCCCTCCTCGTCGCGCTCGTACTCGTAGCCCTCCGGGGCGTCCGGCAGGGGGTCGGTGATCGCCACCAGCACGAGGTAGGGCTTGCCCTCTTCATTCACGACGATCTGCATGTTCTCGTCGTAGAGGTAGTCGAAGCCCTGCGGCGGGAACTCGGGCGACGGGGCGTTCACGATGGCCCACCACGCATCAAAGCGTTCCTGCTCCAGCAGTTCGATCTGCTCGGGCGTCCAGGCGTCGTACTGGGCCTGGGACACCACGATGGCGTCCCGGAAGACCATCCCGTTCTCCGCCGTGCGCTCGAACTCGATGCGCACGTAGCCGTTGGCCAGCTTGGTTGCAACAGGCATCTCTTACTCCTGAACGATGGCGATGACGTCCCAGTAGCTCGCGGCCGCGTTCCAGATGCAGCCGATGTACAGGATCAGGTTGGGGGAGGTGGCAGGCGGCAGCGTCCCGGCGATCCCGCGGTAGCCGCCAGACGACGTCGTCCACGTCAGCGTGCGCGAGGTGCCGTTGTCCAAAATCCGCAGGATCAGCTTCTGCCCGTCCGTGGGCGTGCCAGTAGGCGCGGCGATCGTGGCGTTCGTCGCCAGGGCCGTGACGTTGTACTGGTCGACCGTGTCGCTGGTGGGCGTGATCGTGGCCGCGCTGGCCACCGTGCCGATCCTGGGCGTGTAGCGCTTGTTCGTCAGCGTCTGCGTGCTGTCGGTGCCCACCAGCGTCGTGCTGGCCGAAGGCAGCGTGAAGGCCGTCGCATCCGTGCCCGACAGCGTGATCGTGTTGTTGACCGTGACCGTCTTGCCGTTGGCGATCGTCAGCGTGCCCGTGCTGGTGGTGATCGTCAGGCTGTTGATGCTGGTGGCCGTTGCCGCCCCCAGGCTCGGCGTCGTGAAGCTCGGGCTCTGCGTGCGGGCCACAGACCCGGTGCCGCTCGTGCTCACCCACTCGGGAGCCGTCGCACCAGAGTTGACTTGCAACACCTGAAACGCCGTGCCGATCGCCCGGAAAGTGGTCGCGTTGGGCCCGGTCTGGTACGGCACCGATCCGGCCGCGCCGCCAGCAAGGTTGGTCGCCGTCGTGCTGCCGCTCGAAGCATCAGCCAGCAGGAAGACCGCACCACCGCTGTCCTTGGCGTACAGCTTCTTGTCCGCGAGGTTGATCGCCAGTTCGCCATCGGCCAGATTCACCGCCGACGGCAATGCCGAGGGCGTCGACGTCCGGTACAACTGGATCGGCGTGAAACCCGATGCTGCCATGTCAGTTCCTTCAGAATGTCCCGCCAGAGACCGCCGCCCACTGAGGCCCGGACACTCCAGCCCTCAACACTTGCCCTGGCGTGCCCAAGTTCAGCGCCGCCAGCGATGTCGTCCCCGTGGCGTACAAGATGTCACCCGTGGCGTAGGAAGCCACTCCAGTGCCTCCAGAAGCCGCGTTCAGCACTCCGCCAAGGGTCAGGGTGCCTGTCGTCGTGATCGGGCCTCCTGTGACCGTCAGGCCCGTCAGACCGCCACTGCCGTTGACCGACGTCACGCCGCCCACGACCATTGTCTGCCACGAGCCGTTCGCGTACCCCTCGAACACACCCAGGTCGGTGTTGTAGCGCAGATACCCGTTCGTGTTGGGGTTGCGCTCGGCCGTCGTCCCAGTGGGCAGCTTCACACCACCCGTCCCAGGGATGATCGGGTTGTCCGCCAGACCCACCGTCGGGTTTCCGACAGCCCCCGTCCCGTTGGCCACGTCGATCTCGCCAGCCGTGCCCAGCAGCACCCGCGGGTTCAGCCCTGACCCGTCCGACGACACCAGCCCAGGCCCCGACAAGTTCGCCAGATCCGCCACCAGCCCCGTCAGAGCAAAGGTCGGGTTCCCGGCCACACCACTGCCGTTCGTGATGCTCAAGCCCACACCAGAGGCCGTCAGCGTCCGCGCATCGACCGTCGTGCTGCCCGTCTTCACGATGATGCCCGTGAAGGCCGTCTCCAGGCTCCCAGAGGCGCCGTTGAGACTCAGGGCTAGGGTGGACAGGGGTCCGCCGTCCGCGAGCCCCAGGCCCGTTCCTGCGGTCAGCCGGCGGCTGTTGGGCAGCGTCGGCTCCTGATTCAGCGTCAGGAAGGTCTGGAACTGCGCCGGGGAGGCGGCAATCGCTGCGGTGGTGGTCTGCCGGGTCTGCCCATCCTGCACGATCGGGACAAGCTCCGTCCCGACGATTGGGTCGGCCGGCGGCAACTGGGTGATCGTGACGTTTGCCATTCAGACCTCGATTCCGTCCAAGTTGCCGTTCTGAGACGGCACCTGCGTATTCTGCTGCGTCGAGATCACCGAGTTGGAGTACGGCCCCGTGATCAGGTTGTTGTCCCTCACCGCCACGCTCACGTCCGGCCGCGGGAACCTGATCGTGATCTTCTCCGTCTTCCGCGCCGGCAGACGGTACGGATCCTTGTCGTCAGCACAACCCTGGCCGCACACCTGCAACCCAGGGAAGTTGGGGTCCGGCCGCATGTCCGCGTGGGCACGCTTCATCTTGCAGCGGTCGCACACTGCAATCGCAAGATCACTCAAGCCACGCGTGTCAAGAAAGCGCGGCATCAGACAGTCCTCCCTTGCGCGACCAGCGTGGCGCGGCGCGAGGCCACCCGCTTCGCGATCTGCTCCGGAGTCTGCTTGCGGCCCTTGCCCGCCGCCGAGAGCTTGGCTCGAATCTCTTCAGAGACCGGCACACCCTTGTTCGCGGGCTCTTTGCCGAACATCCACGGGGTCGACCTCGGCTTGCCCTTCATTGGGCTGACGTATCCTTCCGGCCGAGACCTTCCAAGCGCCAAGCCCGCAAGCTGCCGAGGCGTGGCCTTCCTGCCAACCAAAGCCAAACGCGTTTTCTCAACAGCCTTTCGGGACTTTGGCTTGCCTTTGGCCGCCGCCGACATCTTGGCCTTGGTCTCTTCCGACTTCGGCTTCTTCATGTAGGGCTTGGGTATGCCCCTTTTATTGGGGATCAACTCGTCCTTCAGGCCGTTGATCACGCGGTTGTATGCCCAGCCATCAGCCGGGTTCCCGTACAGCTTGAACCGCACCAAGTGCGCGATCGCGTGATCGATTGGATGCAGCATCACGAGGTTCTCAGGCGCATCCGTTCCTCCCTGATACCTCGGGATGATGTGATGCCTGTGAAACCCCGCGAGCAAATTCATTACAACCTTGCTCCAATCATCAGCGTGTATATACCGAAATGTTGGGCGCGATCATGATGGGCGACTTGTCGCGCTCCTCCTGCTCGGCCAGCATCAGGTACTTCTCGGCCTGACCCTCCAGATACTGGATGCGGTCCATCGGAACCCCAGGCAACTCCATCGCCATCTGGTGCGCCAGCATGTTCTGCACCGCCAGATACCAGCGCTGCGGAATCTCCAGTTCGCCCGACAACTGCCCCACGTCCATCACCTGCCGCGAGTACCACAGGGTCATCTGCACGAAGTCGTCAGACGGCACCGGCCACAGGTACAACTCCGCCTGAGGGACCGTGCGGTTCACCCAGAACTGGAACGGCTGGTTCGCCGTGAAGTTCTTGTTGGGCAGGTTCGTGTAGTCGTCCCGGTTCAACCGGGCCATCGTGATCTCGGTCGAGTTGTTGCCAAAGTACAACTCGCGCACGCTCAGCGTCGCACCCCCGGTCTCGCGCATGCGGTAGTACGGCGCCGACGCACCCGGGTCGATGTCGTACCAGATCCACTTGCCGTCCACCCAGGCCGTCGAGCCCGGGTCGTACAGGGTCGTCCACGACACGTTGTCCTGCGACGTCTCAAAGACCACATCGAACGTCCCCGTGACCCCAGGCAGGATCCCGATAGACCCGATGTACTCAGGCCCGGAGTACGCCACCGACAGGTTGCCGTTGGCCGACACCTGGGTGCAGATCGTGTCCACGTTGCCGTCGAAGGCGTTCGTCACCACCCCGCCCGCACTGGTCGAGGCGTTGCCCGACGGCCGGTTCATGCGCCGGTACAGGGCCTGCAACACGTCGACACCACCCAGCGGCAGGTCGTAGATGTACTGATTCGCCCGCAGGCCGATCACCGCCTTGTTGATGGCCCAGTACTGGATCCCGATGTTGATCAGGTTCGACAGCAGGTAGAACAGCGCCGTGCGAGAGGCCTGCACCTGCTCAGACGTCAACTCCTCGGCCAGCTTGCCTGCGCGGCGAGCGCCATGATCGATCAGCTTCTGGACCGAGACCGTCGTCGTTCCAACCGTGCCTGAGTACGCCATCACCACCCCGGACAGTTCCAGCGCTTCATCGAAGCACGCGCCCGGCTTCCAGGCTCGCTCTTGCGGGCCACCGGGCCCATGCGGGCGCAGAATGAATCACGCCGCGACCCACCCTGGGGCTGCGGGGCCTTGAGGTTCGACCCGGTCTCGCGGTTGTACTTCTCCCGGCCCTTCGCGGTCAGTCCAGCACCGCGATCAGCCGGCAGCTTCTCCCCACGACCGATGGCGAGGCTGACGTTCTTCGCCATAGCTCACCAGCACGATCCGCCGCCACGCATCTTCGCCTCGGGCAGCTTCTTGTACGAGCGGCCCTTGACGTTGCCCGACGTGAACTCGGCCGCCACCCCAGGCTTGATCCCGACCTTCTTCGCGAACTTCGGGTTGTTCTCAGCCGCCTTCATCAGGCGGAACTGCGACTTCGACTTGGCTGGCATGTCACGGCCCGTTCTTGATGAGGATGATGTTGAAGAAGGCGCTCACCGCGTTGTTGTTGGCAGCGCCAATCGCCGACGCGCCGATGCAGTTCTTCTCGGGGATCACGTACGGAGGCCCGAAGTCGTACTGCACCGACCCGTTGTTGATGGCAACCACCGCGCCTACGCGCAGGATGCCATCTGGTCCATGCTGCTTCAGGAAGCCCGTGATGCCCGTGGAGCCCGAGGCTTGGCCAGCACTGAAGATGCCCTCGGTCATGTAGCCGACATACCCGGCCGGCACGCAGTAGTGCGCCGTCGTGCGCTGGTTGTACCCAGCCGCAATCGTGTCGTACAGCACCGCAGGAACGCCCGCAGTGACCGTACCCGTGCCGGCGTTGATGTTGCCCGCGTTCGCCCCGCCCGTGCCCACCGTCAGGACGTAGAACTCGTTGACGTACAGGTACTCGTTGACCGTGTTCACGGCCGTCTGTCCGTCCAGCGTCACCGTCTCCGAGACGATGTTGAAGTTGCCGTCCACGCCGGCAATGAAGACCGTCAGGGCCCCCGTGCCGCCCGCGTCGTCGTCAGTGCTCGACGAACTGATCTTCAGCACCGACGCGGCCGTCGGATGAGGAACAGTGCCGCCATTCGGCCACACCGACTCCTCCGAAGTGTCGACGTCGGGGTTGTAGCCGAACACTCGGACAACCGAGTGCCCCTGGATCTGGCCGCGAGCCACCTGAAGCTCGAACGGCTCGTACGCGCCCTGGCGCGTGATGGACGAGAAAGTGGTGGTCATGTCAGACCCTCATAGAACAGCAGGGGCCGAAGCCCCCGCTCGATCAGCACACGCCGCCGCCGGCCTTCTTCGCACGCTCGACCGTGACAGACTTCTCCGTCTCGGTCACCGCCTCACCCTTCGGTGTGCGGCTGAACATCCGCTTGATCCCCCGAGGAATCGCC